GCTGCGCCTGCTACCCTGTCCAGCCCCGCGTCCGGTTTTGTGTTGATGAGCACCAACCAGACCCACCCCGTGACCGGGCTGGGGTTTCAGCCGGCGTCTATTATCGCGTTCTGCATCGACTACTGGCCCAATGTCACGAGCAGCGTCCACTCGCTGGGCGTAACGAGCTGGGCCGCGGCACAACCAGATATTGCGATGGCCGTCACCGCGATAGGCGAGGCAAGCGCGTTTGCTACCGTGACCAACCTGGCTAACACCTTCCTGGGCACTATACTGCCTACCGGGGGCACACGCGTCTCCGTGGTGATATCCAACGTCAACAGCGACGGCTTCGACCTGTCGTTCACTGCATTTGGTGGAGGGGCCAGGGTCATGTACCTGGCGTTCCAGTAATGATATTGACCCGATTTACATATGGTGAAAAAGAAACAATTGGTCGACTTGTTTTTGACAGTGGGTTTTTCTGGACTATCGAGAATCCGTGGCTTGATAACAAACCCTATGACTCCTGTATCCCTGAAGGGCTTTATTACCTTGAACGATACAATTCTCCGTCACACGGCGATGGCACCTGGCAGTTTATCAACGTACCAGACCGCACCCACGTACAGATTCACGTTGCTAACTATGCGAGTGACGTAAGCGGTTGTATTGGTTTGGGTAATAGTTTGATGAATGACCTGGGTGGGGTTGGCTCCAGCCGTGATGCGTTATTACAATTCAATGCGCTCGTTGCGGAAACGCAGGATTTACAGATAACGATAAGATCAGAGGTGCTTAGATAGATGAATGCTCCTGTAGTAACTACAGCTTTGGGCGTGCAGGATTACTTAGCTAACTGTGATTACAGCGTAGACCCATTGTATATACCTAGTGACTTTGCTTTGGAGTTTGTATCGTTTATTAAACTGGTTAATGGTGTATCAGGGGAGGAGAACAAGACTCCACTGGTGCATTATTATATGTTGGATACGATGGTAGGGAAGAAGGACCGGATTGCTAATTTGTGTCACAGGGGGATTAGCAAGACTACCCTGATGGGTGAGTATTTATTTTTATATATTGGTTTATATGGTGCAATTCCTGGATTCGGTAAGATTGATTTAGCTTTGTATGTTTCTGATTCTATTGAGAATGGTGTCAAGAATATGCGTAAGAATTTAGAATTTCGCTATGAGCATAGTGAGTTTCTACAAGAGTACATTCCTGATATTAGATTTACTGACATACGCTGGGAGTTTAAGAACCAGGATAATAATAGCTTTGTGGTTAGGGGTTTTGGTGCCAAGACTGGAGTACGGGGAGCTAAGGAGATGGGTAAACGGCCTGTGTTAGCAGTGCTGGATGACCTTGTTTCGGATGAAGATGCTCGTTCAGCTACAGTGATTAGTGCAGTAGAGGATACTGTTTATAAGGCAGTGGAGTATGCCTTACACCCCAAGAAGTCTATGGTGATATGGAGTGGTACCCCGTTTAATGCCAGAGACCCGCTTTATAAGGCGGTAGAGTCTGGTGCGTGGGCAGTTAACGTTTTTCCTGTTTGTGAGCATTTTCCCTGTACCAGAGAAGAGTTTAAGAGTTCTTGGCCTGATAGATTTACTTATGAATATGTTAACGAGCAGTACACTCGGTCAGTAGCATTAGGCAAGGTGGATACGTTTAATCAGGAATTGATGCTGCAGATTATGTCGGATGAAGACCGACTGATACAGGATAGTGATATACGCTGGTATGAGCAGCGAGAGTTGATTGCCAACAAGAGTCGTTATAATTTTTATATTACAACGGACTTTGCGACTTCTGAGCGAGAGAGTGCAGACTTTTCTGTTATCTCTGTCTGGGCTTTTAATAATAATGGTGACTGGTTTTGGGTAGATGGTGTTTGTGTCCGGCAGTTAATGGACCAGAATATTAATAGTCTCTTTCGACTGGCTCAGGAATATAAGCCACAGTCAGTAGGAATAGAGGTTTCAGGGCAGCAAGCAGGGTTTATCTCGTGGATACAGGATGAGATGAATAATCGTAATACCTGGTTTACGCTGGCAAGTGAGAACAATAGTAACAGGCCAGGAATACGTCCTAATACTAATAAAATGTTACGTTTTCAGACAATGGTACCGATGTTTAAGGCAGGCAAGATATACTTTCCCCAGGATTTGGAATCAACTGCTCCGGTGAGAGAAGCGATGGAAGAGTTAAGATTAGCTGCTCCTGGTGGGTTTAAATCCAAACACGATGATTTTATCGACACAATAAGTATGCTGAGTTCACTGGTTTCGTGGCGACCTTCACAAGAAGGCACAATGTCAGAAAAAAATAATGGCATGTGGATACTGGATGAAGTTGATGAATCTGACGATGTACTATCGTCATATATAGTGTGAGGTAAATATGAAACTATCAGAGATTTATGACCAACTTGCCTGTGGGGAGTTACGCCAGATAGTAATGGGTACAGGTGATATGACCATTGCAGCACTGGGTATTCCACAAGCCAAGCAACAAGAGATACTGCCGTTTGTTATTCTTGGTTTAACAGAGATACATAAACGTTTTAAATTGCGTGAAGGCAAAGCCATTCTACCGTTACTGCCGGATAAGAGTGATTACTCCCTAGCAACAGCTACAGATTTTATGCAAGTAGAGGCTATTACAGGTATCTGGCACCAGAAACCCATAGATATCCCAATAAATCTTGGTTTCAAACACGGGATTACAACGCCCACTTATAATACTTTAACTGTACCTACTGATGTTAATGAGGCTCCTTGGTTACAAGAGACTACAGAATTGATTATTAGTTACCGTGCTGACCACCCTGTTATAGATGTAAATGTTGCCAGTGCTGCGGCTATTATTTCTGATATATTTCTACCCGTGTGACCAGTAGTTTTGGGGGTTCAGAGGGATATATTGAAACCGACTCTTATCAGGCTAAATTTGAGTATCAGTGCAGTTTACTAGTAAAAGACTCTTATAATGTGGAACGCGAATTGCCTGACAATAAATTAGCGTTAAGAGGATGGGTGTAATGGAAAGTCTAGAAACAACTGATGGAGACCTGTTTAATCCCGGTGAGTGGGAAAATCCACCTACGCTTAAAGATTTACAGCAGGAACTGGATGATGCAGATGTAGCACATGCATTACAGTCAACCAAGATAGATGATTGGCTGGATAATCTGCATATTAAGGGGAATGCTGTTCCCAAGAAGATAGAAGGTCATTCCCAGTTTCAGCCAAAGCTAATCCGTAAACAGAATGAATGGCGCTATGCTGCGCTATCAGAGCCTTTTCACAGTACGAAAGATATCTTTAAGGTTAAACCAAGGACGTTTGAAGATGCTGAAGGGGCTAAACAGAATTCCCTGTTATTGAATTACCAGTTTACCAGTAAAATTAACAAGACCCAGTTCATTGATGAGTATATAAGGGCTGCTGTGAATGAAGGCACTGCCATTGTTAAGGTTGCGTGGGAGTTTGAAGAAGAAGAATACGAGGAAGTTACACCTGTTTATGATTATCAGGTTAATGAAGAGATGGCTCAATTACACCAAGAGTTAGCGCAACTTAAAGCCGCTAACCCACGAGAGTATAACGAAACAGTACCCGAACCACTTCAGGCAGCACACGAACGTAGTATGGAAGAGCAGTTGCCTTTGGAAGCTACACAAGTAGACCAGACTGTTAGGATGGCAATGCGTACTATTAAAAATCATCCTTCTCTGGAAGTCTGTGATTATCGCAATGTGATTATTGACCCTTCCTGTGGTTCTGACCTGGATAAAGCCAGTTTTGTGATACACCGCTTTGAGACATCAATGTCTAATCTGGAACGGGCAGGCTTCTATGACAATCTGGATAAAGTGAATGTAGAAGGTAGTACTCCGTTAAATGAGCCGGATTTTGAGGAGTCTACTGCTGATATAAATTTTGATTTTAAAGATAAGCCTAGAAAACGGCTGATAGCCCACGAATACTGGGGCTATTGGGATATTGATGGTTCTGGTGCGGTTAAGCCTATTATTGCTACATGGATAGGCTCAACCCTGATACGAATGGCAGAATCACCGTGTCCTGACAAAAAGTTACCATTTGTTATTGTCCCTACCCTGCCTGTTAAGAATAGTATCTATGGTGAACCAGATGGTGAATTACTACTGGATAACCAGAAGGTTATTGGTGCAGTTACCCGAGGCATGATTGACATTATGGGTAAGTCTGCAAATGGACAGATGGGTATGATGAAAGGCTCACTGGATGCTGTTAATAGGCGTAAATTCCAGAAAGGGCTGGATTACGAGTATAACAATGGTTCTGACCCCAGAATCGCATTCCATATGCATACTTATCCTGAGATTCCCAATTCAGCGCAATATATGCTGCAAATGCAGAATCTGGAAGCAGAGTCATTAAGTGGCATAAAAGCCTTTAGCCAGGGAATTTCTGGTGCAGCATTGGGAGATGTTGCGACTGCAGTAACAGGTGCATTGGATGCCGCTGCTAAACGTGAAATGGGGATGTTACGCAGGATAGCCGCTGGAATAGAGCGTATTGGCGTTAAGATGATGCAATATAATGCTGAATTGCTTGATGATGAAGAAGTAATACGTATTACTAATGATAGTCATGTTGCTATTACC